GTCTTTGATTTTATTTCAATCGACTGTGAGGGCATGGATTGGCAAGTCTTAAAGCAGATTGATTTATTAAAAGTTGAGTGTAAATGTCTTTGCATCGAGTATAATAGCGATAAATTGCTCGGTAAATTAATAATAGACTATTGCGCTAAGTTTGGCATGAAGGAGATTCATAGGAACGCGGAGAATTTAATATTTGTAATTTAAAAACAAAATAACATGAAAGTAAATGTAGAAGGACACGCTTACGAGCTGTCAAATTTCGAGAACGGTGATTCAGAAGGTCAAAAACTTCAATTCATCCACAAAGAGCCAATTGAAGAAGGATCAACAGAATTAAAAACAGCTGCCAATGGCACAACAAATGAAGAAGTATTGTCTGTTCTGATAAATAGGATGCAATATCTTCAGTCAAAATTTCCATGTAGAGAAAACGCCATTGTTATTACTAAGCTTGAAGAAAGTCTTATGTGGCTAAATAAAAGAACCCAAGACAGGGTAAATAGAAATGTTGAAGGCATGAATGTAAAATAATTGTATATTAGCAGTCTAAGGGTCATGTCTTTTGGTAAGCGCACCATAAATCGCATGAAAACAGCCTCGTTAATTCGGGGCTTTTTGTTTTACCTCATAACATTTTCCTGCCTACCATTCCCTCTATTAAACGATTGCACCACAACAATGGGCGCAAACTTCAATTCAATTTGCCTATTTACTGCATCAATCCAAACGAAATCGCCTGCACCGTGAACTGAAATGTCTGCTATATTTTTGTATTTATGATTCAAAATTAAGCATGGCATCCCAATTTTACCTGAATAGAAATTCATATTTTGAGGGACAATTACATTATTCCTTTTAAGCTGAACTATTAGCCCTGTTTCTGGCAATAGTGGAATTATGCGCTCTAAAATATCAGGGCTGCAAAGCATATCATCATCATCGAGAAATAGAAAGTAACCTTCGGTAACCTGTTCTTTTAACTGATTGCAATATTCGTCATAGAAATATTTTCCTTCGCCCCTAAGCACTTTTATTTTTTCAACGCCTTCTGGAATGTACCTCAAAGCATTGTGATTGTCGTAACTAACAATAATTCTTATATCTTTATGCGTTTGATTTTGTACTGATTGCAAGGCTCTGGCAAATCCAAGCGGCCTGTATGATGTACGGATAAGAACATTTATTTTCATATTGCTAAATTAATTATTTTTAATATATCTTTACATTAATGAATTGGAACTGGCTTAAAGGTTTTGGTAATTGGTTAGGTAAAAAATGGGATGGATGGCAACCGTTTAATTTATGGTCATCCGCTCCCGTATTTAACGACTACGGCAACGACCTTAAGAAATTGCAAGCGGTATTTTCTAATCCTGCATTACTAAAAGTTTTCTGCCTTCAATGTGATTTATTCTCTTTAGGTAGAATCTATGTCTATAAAGACGGTCAGGACATTTCAGACCCATCAGACCCTGCATTATACCGATTAAACAACCCGAACCCTATGCAATCAGGCAAGCAATTGCGCTGGGATTATATGTTCTGGAATATGATCGGTAATGCCTATGTCTATGTCGATAGCGATATTGTCGATAAGGAAACGAATAAAATCTATCTGCTTGAAAATCAAAAGATGGAATTCCCTTTATGGCTACAACAAAATTGCGATAAACTGATTTTCTCTAAGGCCAAAGAAAAGGAAATGAAAGACCAAATGATAATTTATCGTTATCGTGATGGTTCCACAACAGAAATTCCGCTTTCTAAAATCTTAATATTTACAGACCTTACAAACGGAACAGGGAACTGGTTTAAATCTTCGTCCCGTATCGATGCACTTTATAAGATAATTTCAAACTCAGAGGTAATGCTTGATAGCGAAAACATTAATGGGCGTTTTTCAGGCAAATTCATGGTTGCTGGCACAAACGATCCGAACGATGTTACAAAACTGCCACTTGGAGAGGAAGAAAAAACAGACATCGAGCGCAAGATGCAAGACCATAGAGAGGTTCACGCTGTCAAGTCAATGGTAGACATTAAGCGTTTTGTCGAGAACATGGGACAATTAAAGCTGAATGAGAAGTATTTAGCTGCTTATTTCCTGATTGGTAATATGTATGGTATTCCTCGTGACGTTTTGGAGGCTTACAATTCATCTACCTTTGAGAATCAGGAAAAGGCCAGAGGCGCTCACGTTTCATACACTTTAGAACCAAAAGGCGAAGAGTTAATGGAGGCTTTATCTAAGAAATGGGGATATACAGATCACGGTAAAATATTGGTTATGTCTTGGGATCATTTGCCGTTTATGCAGGTATTTGAGCGTGACAGAGCTACAACAAAAGAAATAAATGCGCGCACATTTGTAAATTTATCCCGTAATGGCGTACCTTTAGACGAGGTTAATGAATTTTTGGACACTAATTTTACAAAAGTAGATGTCAAACAAGGAAGCACAGCAACAAATTAAAGAACTTGATAAGGTTGCTAAAAGGACAAAATCGGACGATTTGAAAGAATCTATCGAGGCAAAGAAGAGGCAATTAAAAAGTAATAAACCTATTCACAAATGAGAGTAGAATTACCTGAGTTTAAAAGCAAAAGCGAATTACACGCTTATTTGCGCTCAAATGTAGATAAGCTGATAAAGCAAAAGAAATCTTTGCCTGTCAAGTCTGATATTATGGACTGGGGGTGCTTGCCTGTTAATAAGTCCCAGCAATTGAAAGAAGATGGCACAATACTATCGCCTGACGAGATTGAGGTAAATAACATTGCAAACCTATCAGGATGGTGTGATAGTTATGTTGATGTGTGTATTAAGAATTGCTGGCAGAAAGGCATTACAGACAAAGCAATCGTTTACCATTTAAAGAATCACGATTACAGTACGGATGACATTGTCGGCAAGGATGCAGAACTTTATACTAAAATGTTTGATCTGTCTTATTTCGGGATTGAATCAGATGTAAAAAAGGCTCAAGCATTAATGATGCGCTCTATCGTGCCAAAGGATTACGATAAAAAAACATTCCTGCTTTATAAGGACAATCAGATTAAGCAGCACTCAATAGGGTACTGGATTATTCAAATGAAATTGTGCATCGATTCCGAAATGGAAGAAGATGAGCAATATAAAAAGAACTGGGATAAATATTATCCAGAGGTTATCAATAAAGAAAAAGTTGATAAATACGGGTTCTTTTGGGCATTGACAGAAATACGAATACTTGAAAACAGTTGTGTATTGTTCGGAGCAAATGAGCATACTGGCAACTATTCAAGTTCAGAAAATACTAAGGCCGTTGTTGAAACACCTAAGAAAACAGAGCCGTCCGCTAAAGACACTCGACTATTGCAAGCGTTAAATGATTTAAAACAAAAATTAAAAACATGAAAAGAAACTTAATCAGAACGTACGGCATCTTTATGCCTATCATGTTCGATTCTGGTGCTAAGTCCGAAGGCGGTGCGGCTGTTGTTGAGGATGAAAACCCAGAACTGAAAGCCATTGGTGAAATTGCCACTCAAATAGGTGAGTTTAAGGCTCAACTTGGTGACAAAGCCAATGAAGCTGAATTTAAAAAAGTTCAGGATGAATTGCAGAAACTTAAAGATGGTTTGAATACCATGACCTCTAAGCAGGTTCTGGATTCAATGGAAAAAATCAATAAGCAAAATGCAACGATCTTGAAGCAGATCGAGGAACTTGAGGAAGCCAACGCTCAGGCAAAAGAGAAAACTGGTAAAGCTGGCAAGTCTCGTAGAATGTTTGCAACCGAGGATGTTAAAAAATTCATTGAAGATACCTTTAAGGATGGAGTTAAAACTCAAAATCCTGCAAGTATCGAATTGAACATTAAAGCTGCCGAAACTTTCGGCTATCCAGAGTTCTTTGAAGGTGGTGAAGATACAGATACAACTGCTTTCACAGGCCGTTTTATTGATCCTGAACTGTATAAAATCCGTCACAAGCGGAATATGATTCTTGATCACTTCCGTATCGAAACTATCAATGTACCAACTTTGGTGTATCTTCAAAAAGAGGAAGTCGGGGATAGTGAATCAGTTTCGGGTGATCCAGGTGGTGCTGAGTGGATTCTTTCAGGTGCGCCAAAACCAAAACGCTCATTCCGTGTTTCATCTGCAAAGGTAGAGGCTAAAAAAGTTGCTATTTTTGGAACTGTTGAGGATGAACTTTTACAGGATGTTGCTTCACTTGAAAACTGGATTCGTGAGGATTTCACAGAGCAAATGAGGGAGGCTATCAATGATGGTCTTTTGAATAATAACCCGGCTGTAAATTCGGAGGCTCCGCTTGGCTTAAAGGTTAATGCTATTCAGTATAGCACAACCCCTGCATTTGCGGATAGCTTTAGCGATCCTACTTACATCGACGCTCTGATTGCTTGCTTTGCTTTACTTGCGTATTTGCGTGAGGAAGCAGGTATGGCTTTCGTTTCATCTGATGTATGGTACAGAATTCATGCATTGAAAGATACAATGGAGCGTTACCAAAACAGTACACTTATTTATACTGACCGTTTAGGCCGTCTGTATATTTCAGGTGTATTGATTGAGTGGGTAGATCAGGATGATGTTGCCTCAACTCACGTTATCGTAATTGGCCGTGATCTTGGATTTAAGATTAAGGCTTACGGTAATATGGTATTTGAGCGCGGATTGAATGGTGAAGATTTCCGTGAGGATAAAACTTCATTCAGGGGTTATCAAAGATTCCTTTCCTATATCCCTTCAAACCGTGAGAACTCTGTTCTTTACGATACTTGGGAGAATATTTTTGCAGGAATCGCAGCACCTGTATCTGGGTCATAATCAGTAACCAACAAATAATACAATATGAGCAACCGTTTAGACAATACCCGTGTAGTAACCTTTGAGAAAGATTACTTCATTAAAGGCCGTAAAGAGCCTTTGTACAGTAAAGGTAAAGAGTATGCAATTCATCACAGCTTAGTTGAAAAAATTAAAGCTGGCGGTGCTAAATTGACTGCTAAGAACTTTGACGAAAAAGGTGCTGTTGCTAAAGCAAAGAAGCAATTTGAGGCCAACAAAAAAGTAAATTAGTGATTATCGACTACACCTATTTCCGTGGCGAAATAATGATCGCGCAACTTAGCCAAGCAGAGGTTAGGGAGGATTTGCAACTACTTATCGATAAGTATGAGCAGAGATACCTGAAACAACTGCTTGGGTTAGGTCTTTACAATGCTTTTATAGCAGGAATAGAGCCTATTTCAGGAGCAGATCAAAAATGGTTGGATATTCTGCAAGGTGTCGAGTATGAGCATAATGGCAAGGATTATGAATGGATTGGGTTTGAAAACTCAGAAAAGGAAAGTCCAATAGCTAATTATGTTTATTACAAGTTCATCACAAAAGAAGTCGAGCAAACCACAGGAATAGGGCAGGTTATACCAAAAGCAGAAAGCGCGGTTATTGCAAGCGCGGTTCCTAAATTGGTCAGAGCGTGGAATGAAATGGTAAATTGGCAACGGGGATTAATCAGGTTCTTAGATGAAAATCGAAGTGTTTATCCTGAATGGAAACCGAATATCAATTACCATGTATGGTACTATTCAAATCGCTACTATGACAGGTTCGAAACTGAATGGCCAGAAATATTCAGACTTAAAAACACACTCGGAATATGAAATCTGTTTACATAGTCGATGAAATTGAAACTATAGTAGGAGCGGTTTCGGCTGCCCTACTTACTTATTTGCAAGGCATCGATTCTGCAATTACAGCGGTTCACTATCAGCACGGGCATCCGAAGGAGATTATTGAAACCCTGATGCAAAAGGATAAATCAACAACCTTACAGTTTACGAAATATCCATTAATTGCATTGTTTCAAGACTTCCCAGAGGCGCACAACCAGCAATTAGGCATAGACAACGAGGCAACACTTCATATCGTTATTGTGCAGTCCACTTTGGCAACGTACAAAGCAAATGAGCGTTACACTCGGAACTTTAAGCCTATTTTGTACCCGATTTATAATGAGTTTTTAAAGCAAATAACATTGTCTGCAAAATTCATGAATTACGGGATTCAAACACTGGGGCATACTAAGATTGACCGTCTGTTTTGGGGGAAAGAGGGGCTATATGGCAACGAAGGAAATATCTTTAACGATAGGCTTGATTGTATTGAAATAAGAGATTTGAAATTAAAAGTAAACTTAAAAAACTGCTAAAATGAGCATTTTAAATAATAAAAATTGCGCGGTTGGTGGTGGTAATACAGGGTACGGGGATTGCTTTCTCGACCTGAAAAACATTGTTGGTGGTATTTTAGTACCTTCCAGCCGTGAGTATACCGCAGAAGAAACCGAGAGTGCAGCTACTTTGCTTGCCGCAATACAAGCCGATATATTGGCAGCCGCCGCTTCGAGGGCGTACCCGTTAGCCGCTTTCGAGGGCTTAACCGATAACACCGAAGACCCAACTATCCAGACTTTAGGATATGGTGGTTTAGCCGTAACCCGTGAAGGATTGTATAATTTAACCCTGCAATTTATTCAGGGAGGATTATGCCTTTCCAAATCGTTAAGGAAATTCAATCAATCAAATCGTTCTGTTTTGCTTTTCGATGCAAACGGGGTTTTGGTAGGTTGGAAATCAGGAACAGTTCTAAAGGGTATTCCGTTGGATATGTTTTATCAAAGGCCGTTCAGGTTCAATGATGGTACAAACGTGACTAACTATTCAACTCAGTTGGTTTTCAAGCCTCAGTATCTTAATGATCTGATCGGATTTGTTGAAATGTCAATCGGTGATTTGAGCGCATTACGTGGATTGCAGGACATTGTTCTGTACGAAACTACTGGTTCAAACTTGCCTGTATTGAAAATCAAAGCAAAAACAGGGTGTGCCGGAACTGATCTTTATGATCTGTATTCAACCGATCTGGCCTCTGTTCCTTTATGGGTTGCAACCAACGAAGATGGTGAAACAATTGCGATAACTTCTGTTGTTGTAGATCCCACACTAAAAGCATGGACTGTAACCGTAGATAACGCAGACCCTAACTATCCTGTTTCTGGACCAGTTTACATTACATTGGCTCCGCCGATTGATTTGAACAATGCAGGGATTGAAGGATTCGAGGGATTGACCTTAAGAGTATCGTAATGAAAACGGGAGCATCGTTTAATGAGGCATGGGTGCGAAAGCAAACCCGTAAATCATTCATCAAGAGATTTAAGGATATTTATCCTAAACTTGACCTTGATGCGATATACTCGGAAATCGTTAAGAAAAAGTAAATTAAAATCCTCTGCTGAAAAGTAGGGGATTTTTTTTATTGAGATAATATTTGTAATTGTAGTATTTTGTACTACCTTTGTTATGCTTAGTTAGGTGTAGCTGAGGAGACATAGCAAGATTGTAAAAGATTAAGTACGCAGGTTGGAGTCCTGCCACAAACCTAAGTACATTTAAATATTAATTATGAAACGAGAGCAAGTATTATTAAAGCCCGAAACGATAGAAGCTATTGAGAAAGAATCTAAGCGCAATGGAATTTCTAAGAGTGCTATTATCAGGCAAAAGATAGAACATTCTTATAATAATAAGAATCAGAACCAAATAACCGAACTTGTTGACCTTAAAGTTTTTGAAGAGGTTGATTTGCTAATTGTCAAGTTAGAAAAGGCTAATATGTTGGCAGATAAATTAAAAAATAAGTAATGGGATATATTGTTTTAGGCATAATATGCCTCATTCCTCTTTATTTAATCAGACGAAAGTTTGATAAATTAGAAAAAGAGATTTATGAAACTGATAAATTAAGTGATTTGTCAATACAAATAGCCAAATCTAATAAAAAGTTATTAAGGATGGTTGAATTATCAAAGGCTTTGCATAATAACAAAGAAGGATTTTTAGAATATTCTGATTTGTTAGAATCTGAGTTAAATATTCATGGTATTGAAATAGGCAAAAATGAAAATTAAACCTCACCAATTCCAGCAAATAGCCAACGGAATCAGACGTATAAAAAACTGCATAGAAAATTGTAAATTGCCTGTATCAGAAATAGGTACATTTTTCAGTCATGGCAACCATAAAAAAAATGCTCTTTGGAGTTCAATCTATAAAGTTACGAGATAACTTGCCTGTATTGATTCGTAATACTTCGGCTGAAATCCTGACTTTAAACAGATTCCAATTATATAATCAGTCCGTAGATAAGAACGAAGAACCGTTAAGATTGTATGGTTCACTATCCTATGCGCTTGAAAAGAATAAGATGAATCCTGCGCCTGGATTTGGCAGACCTGATTTATACTTAACAGGATCGTTTCAAAGGGCGATGTATGTAGAAGTCAATCAAACTATAATCAAAGTTTGGAGCAGAGATAGAAAAACTGATTCATTGGTTGCAAAATATAGCGATGAAATATTTGGGATGACCTCAACAAGCAAAGGAAAATATGCTCAACAAACTTTACACCCTGCTATCAAAACTTATATCACGGCTAAGTCTGGCCTCCGTTTCGGATAAATGTTCCGATGTTTCACTATATGTTTTTTTACGTGTTTTAACCGATGGAGATAAACGATTATTAATCAGGCGTGGTTTTCCTACGCAGGAACAAATTAACGAGGCATGGGATAGCTTATTTAGCGAATTTACCCTGTTATCGGATAATAAACAGAGCAATTATTTACTAACTATGCTCAGGGAGTACTATTCAATCCCGAATAAGATTCAGATCATTGAAACTATTGTGCAATCCTTAGCTAATTATTACGATCCTGCCATGATTGCTTTGCTCAGACAATTAGGGTTCAGGCATAAATATGAGCCAGAAACACTTTCACGGGATTTGCAATTAACAATTACTCAAAGCAAGTCATTAGTAGTTAGGTGGAATGATTTATTTACCGATTTGCAGAAAGCTACAAGCGGAGATAAATCCGAGCCGAATGATTACGATTTGATTCTTGCTGAACTGTCAAAATACATGGGGTACAGATTAGACCCAAAAATTATAATGGTTTCTAAATTTTGTGCAATTGTAAAAAAATTTAAGAAAGAGAATAAACCTAAAAAATAGTATATTAGCACCAACGTGTTAGAGTTTTCATTTATGGGTAAAAAAGCCTTATTTCGGTAGGGCTTTTTTATTTACAATAATTTGTATCTTTAACCCTAACATGGCAGAAGATAGAATAGACGACATTGTTTCCCCGAGGGCGTTAAAGCAATTGGATGATTTGGATGCTAAATTATCGGCAACCCAAAAAAACTTAGTTGACAATTTAGATGCCGCAATAAAGCTAAATGCTGCTTTAGGTGGCAGTAAATCTATCAAGGAACTCGAAACAAATTACACAAAGGCCGCCAAAGCACTCGATAATGTTACCAAAAAGCAGGAAAATGCCCGTTTAGCTGAAATCAGACTTCAACAGGCCAGAGAAAAGGCGTTCGATCAATATGAGGCTAAATTAAGAAAGCAGGAAGCCGCTCAAAATAAAGCTGCTCAGGCAGCCGCAAAAAATGCAAGTTCATATAATCAATTAGCTGCATCACTTGCAAGGGCAGAGAAAGAGGCTTTAGACTTAGGGGCTACATTTGGAGCAACATCCAAAGAGTATTTGACCGCGGCTGCAAATGTTCAAAAACTTAGGCAGCAGGTTGATTCGTTAGAGCAGCCATTAGGCAAATTTCAAAGAAACGTTGGTAATTATCGCTCTGGATTCAATGGCTTAGGTAACTCAATCAATCAATTAACAAGGGAGTTCCCGGCATTTACATTCTCTGTTCAGACTGGATTTTTAGCACTATCAAATAACCTGCCTATTTTCTTTGATGAAATTCAAAGGACAAATAAAGAAATTGCAACATTAAGGGCACAGGGTGAGAAAGTGCCTGGTCTTTTCAAGCAATTGGCTCTTAGTTTCTTTTCATTTGGAACTATCCTTTCTATTGGCATTACTTTGATTACTGTCTATGGTAAAGAGATAGGCAATTTTATTAGTGCTATATTCAAAGGAAAAGAGGCCGTAAATCAGTTTGTTGAACGCCAAAAAAGCCTTAATAATATATTTAAAGAATCCAATAAGGATGCAGGAGAGCAAATTTCAACATTAAAAATTCTACGTGCAGCAGCTCAGGATATAACCTTAACAGATCAGCAACGTATAAAGGCCGTTAGGCAATTGCAGGAACTTTATCCAAAAACATTCAAGGCATTATCGGATGAAATTATATTAACTGGCAAAGATACTGAGGAAACAAACAAATTAACAACTGCAATTCTTGCTCAATCTAAGGCAAGGGCTGCAAAAACTAAACTTGATGAAATTCAAACCAAAGTGTTAGATTCAGAATTCCAAAAAGAAAAAATCAGAAATGCTCAAAGGGCTGAACTATCCAGAGTAGTTGCAGGTAAAAGTATTGGAGCAGCTGGGTTTATATTAACTGTTCAGGCTCAAAAAGATGAAATTAATAGGCGTGCCGCACTAGCTATTGGTATTGAAGATGAAAATATTAAGCTGTTGAGGAATCAGGAGGCATTTTTTACAAAATTTGCAGGTCTTGGTAATTTATCTGATGTATTAACACCAACTGAAGACCCGAAATCCGATAAACGTGTAAATTACGAATTGGAATTACAAAAGGAAATATTAAACGGTAAAAAAATATATTCATCTCAAATACTTTCGGATGAAAAAAGAACTTTAGAAGACCGTTTGCTTGCTCTTGAATTATTTACTAACCAATCAATAGAACTCGCAGATATTGACCGTAAAATTGCTTTAAATGGCGAAGATATTACAGCAAAGCAAAAGTTAGTTATTGAGCAGAAATATCAGAACGAATTGTCAACCATTCGGATTGATTCACAAAAACAGAGGGAAGATATTCAAAAGCAAATAGCAGAAAAAGAGGTAAAAGACCTCGAAGAACTATTTAAAACTCAATTAGATGCAGCTAAAAAAGCAGATGCGGCCTTATTAGACAGATTGAATTTAACATCAGAGCAAAGACAATTGGTATTAACTAACGAGGCCGACTTTGCCCTATTGGAACTTGCCAGACAGTATTCCGAAGGCAAAATAAAATCAGAAGAATACGCTCAAAAAAGACTTGATATTCAGGCAAAACTTGCTCGTGATTTAGTCAATGAGGAAATAAAAAATATTCAGGCTATTATTGATCTTCAAAAAGCGGCAGGAATTGACACGGCCGATCAGGAAAAGAAATTAGCTGAATTAAAGCAGCGTTTGTCAAAAGAAACAACTGCAAAACAAATAACCGACCTTGAAAAATTAGCGGAGACAGAAAAGCAATTAAATGATAAAAAAGTTGAATTGGAATATTCTGTCCGTGACTTAGGTATTGCTATTGTTCAGGGCAATTTCGAGCAGGCAAAAGAGCGTTTAATTCAGGAGGGTGAGCAAATAGACATAAGAAAGGCTAAAGAGATTGATTCGGTTCAAAAAAGCATATTGTCTGAGCAGGAAAAGGCAGACAGAATCGCTGTTATTAATGCCAAAGCGCAAAGCCAAAGAGAGGCTTTAGAACGTAGACAAAGGCAGCTTGACATATCTCGTGCAAGGTTTGAAAAACAAGCCAGTATAGCGCAAATCATAGGTAGTACAGCCGCAGCCGTAGCAAAAGCGTTGCCAAATATTCCTTTGTCTATTTTAGTTGGGGCAATCGGAGCGGTTCAATTAGCTACGGCAGTAGCAGCACCTTTGCCAAGATTCGAGAAAGGTGGTAAAATGAAGCGCACTGGATATGCTGAGTATGGTCACGGAACAGAATTAAGAATTGATCCAGACGGTAAAGTAAGTTTGACAAAATCAACGCCAGAGGTTGGATTAGTTAAGGCAGGAACTCAATTTGTGAGCAATAAGGATTTAGCAAAGTTGATGGCAAAACCAGACCCAATTGTCTATGCAGGAGGTCAGGCAATTAGCATGAAAGAAGTTATTGAGGCAACAGACCGAAGCAGAAAAGACATTGTAAGTGCTATTAATTCAAATCGAAGCCGTTCAAATGGAGTAAATTATTACTCAACAGGCAAAGGCCGTTCATATCTATCACGGAATTTATGAGTTGGTTAAGCGATATATTAACGGCACAACCAAAGCAATTCAGATACACCCTCGTAACCGGCGGTGAAACATACGTATTGCCAAACGCACCTATTGGGTGGGAGGAAAATATAATCAGGTGGTCACGGTCAGAGTTTTATTACGGTATGATTCGCGCGTTCTCTGTTCCCTTGCAGTTTGTTTTGGATGGTGCATGGATTCTAAGGACAGGATTCTACACTTTTGGATTAAGAACCGTTTGTGAATTAAAGATTGAGGAATTAAATCCTGCAACATGGGCGTACGAGGTAATTTATACCGGAGAGATTGATTTTTCTACATTCTCGGATAAATTAACCGATGTAACCGTAACAGCTATGGAAGGTGGTATTTCAGCAGGGGTTAAGGCGTACGAGAACGTAAAATATACCATACCTATTAATGTGCCAGAGGCGGTGTTAATCGAACTCACGCCTTTAAAATTAGCTGAAACAGCTCAATATATCTTTACCCCAACAGACGCAAGATATAACAAGGCTATTTTAGGACTTCAATTAATTATAAATGAGGTTCAGGCTTTAGGTGATGCATCAAGCTACAATGTTGATTTTTCCAATGTAAATGAAAATCCGCCTGTTCCTTTAGATGCGGACTGGGAAAATAAATATTTTTACAAAGCAAAAATTTATACTGATATAACCATAACAGGAAATGTAAAAGGGTCGGTAAAGGGCGGAACTGGAAACAATGCTTTTTCGCTATCAATCTATAAATATAGCGCAGGTGTTGGAAGTTACGTAGGTGAAATAATAGGCGAAGGAATTAACGGGGCAACTACAATTGCATTTGATGAGGATTTTACATTTACAATCCCTTTATTAGCCGATGATATTTTATACTGTATAACTACTCAGTTTCCAATAGGTGACGGTGGTGACCTTACAGGCGCAGGTTTCCAAATTGATGAAGGCGAATTTAATACCTCATATTTCACAGGAAGCCCAGCAACATTTTGTCAGGCATTAAGACCGAAATATGTTTTCCAATTCCTGATGAACAAAATGAATCAGGATGTTCCGGTTTCAATTCAATCTTTTTTATTGGAGCAATGGGATCAATTATGCATAACCTCAGGTCAGGCAATCAGGCAACTGGATAATCCGGTATTGATATTGTCATTTAAGGACTTTTTTACCTCAATTAACGCGGTTTTAAACGCTGGGTTTGGGGTAATTAACGGTAAAGCAGTATTAGAGGCTAAATCGTTTTGGTTTCAATCAACTTTACAAGCTTCAGATGTTGGAGAGAATAAAGAATTTAATATGGAGGTTTACGAACCTTTTATTTATAATTCTATAAAGGTTGGCTATCCAGACCCACAATTTTCTACTATTGTCAATAATCTTGACGAGGTAAATAGCACCCAGCAATGGAGTAATCCAATATTAAGGGTTCAAAGAGAACTTGATTTAGTTTCTGTTATACGTGGAGATTGTTACGGAATTGAGGACACTCGCATAACTCCTGTAGGAAACCCCAATAATAACAATGATAACGATCCTTTCTTTATTAAAATTAAAGCAAGTCCAGAGCCTGCAATATTTGAGTATTACAGGCCGGAACGGAGCGAGGCTTATTACTCATTAACAGGCGTAACCGCTGGAGAAACATATTACAATTGGGATATTTCCCCTAAACGTAATTTAATGAGGCATGGCGATTTCCTTCACTCAATGCTTGATAAATACGATGGATATTTTATAAACTTTGAATCAGCATTAAAAAACTCACAAATGAGGGTTGTTCCAATTGATGGCTTTCCAAGTACGGAGTATCAAAACATTTCAATTGGTTCTTTGCCAGATAAGATATTTTTGCCATACCTTTTGACAATAGTTACAAAACTGCCAAAAAACGCAATGGCTATGGTCGATAATTTCCCAACTGGATATATCAGATCATCATTTCAGGGTAGTTCGCAGGATGGATTTATGATAGATTTTTCGGTTGATGTTTCAAAGAATAGGCAGAGGGAATTGAAACTACTTTTAACACCGTTTAATCAGTTAGGGAATTTAATAAGATAAATTTTTATATTTACAGTTAAATGCCAGAAATATTTCAAATAGCACCCGTTAATCCGATTCGCTTTGTTCCAGATGGTGAAAGCGATTTGTTTTTAATCAATCAGGAAAATAAATGCTATTTCCAGAAGTGGACATTAGACGATTTTACTAAAATTCAAATCCTTTCTGATTTTCCCGATATTGATATTGTTATCAGGGATTATGATTCAAACTTAGAAGTATTGACAATTCCTGTTACCGAAATTGGAATCTCTATTATTGGTGAAACATGGAAATGTTACGAGGCTGAGTTTGATTTTGGTTTACTTCCTGTTGGTCATTACTATGCAGAATTAACTTATTCAAGTATTTCAACACCTGCCGTTACATTATTTTCAGAGCCTTTTGATGTTCAGGAATCGCATCCAGATACAATGCTATTTATCTATCAAAATAGCGAAAATAATTACTCTGTCATATTTGATACAGGCATTGAATTTACTTTCAGGGTCGAGGGAACTATTAAGGAATTTACCCCCGTTTCAGACGATGTGATTTACAATGACCAGAAACGAAATGTAACCTTATTAAATTCTGTTCCTTACAGGTCATGGAAACTATACATTGGTAATGCTCCCGGGCTTCCTGATTGGGTACTTGACAAAGTGAATCGAATAATGTCGGTCGATGAAAAAAACATTGATGGGGTAGATTTTGAGAAAGTAGAGGGCGAAAAATGGGAGCAAGTAAGGCAGGTTGAATATCCTTTTTCGGGTATGTCAATTGAAATAATGCCAGTAGAAAACTTATTTTTACAACGAATTAAAACAGGAGATCAACCGCCGGAGGGTTATACCATAGTGGAAAAAGTAAAAAACTATTTCGGCAATGGAGCCGATATTGAAGTGGCAGATATTTTCTTTAAATATTCGCTATTAAAGCATATTTCGGTATTGAATTACGGGATTGCTTTTACTATGAAAGTTGGAACAACAGACGGAGGCACAGAAATTGGTGAATGGGAAATCCCTGTAGGTTCTACGGCAGGAGTTGATTTAACGGCAAATATTAAAAAACTATTCAATGCAGCCACAACGGTTTATATCACAGGATTAACTGGAACGGATGCAGATATATTGATTGATTACTTACAATACGATGCAGTACCAGCGCAACCGTTGCCAGCACCTGCACCAACACTGGGTAAAAATGCAGTAATTGAATTTGAGGAAACTGATCCGGGAGAATTTTTAGCTGCTTTTGATATTGTTACAGGACTGGGCAAAGTTGGCGGAGGATGGGAAGGTTGGGCAATAATGGATGGTAGGAACGGAACAACTGATAGAGGCGGGAAGGTTTCAGTAGGTTGGGTAAATGATCCGCTTTCACCGTTCTATTTACAGGCAACACCTGCAAGTTTAACAGATGGATTTGGTGGTGAAAATGAGGTAACTTTATTGCAATCTCAACTCCCTGCATTTAATATACCATTCATTTATGATGGAGTTAATAGGAACGGTTCTGGTTCTCAAGAAACTATGAGGAACTATCCGGGGTCAAATAGGACTGCTAATATACCATTCCCAGGAGGCGGAGAGGCTCACAACAATATGCAGGAGTATGCAGTAACAGTAAAAGTTAAGAAAATCGCAGCATAATGGCACAGGATATAAAAGTCAGAAATATTCAGGTCGAGGGCATACAATCACCTGCACCACAACCGATAAGCGGAGATGATTTTATTTCTGTAAATTCCAAATTGCGATATACAAGTGGATTCCCATTAGATGATGATTATGATTTGGTTTATAAGTCATATTTGGCAAGCGGTGGAATTGGTCGTACTTTACCTGTAACACTTGACGCATCAGGAGAATATGACTTTACATCAGAAAGCATACGTGAATTTCCCGTAGTAACCATTTACGATTCATCAGGTAACACAGCCCCATACTTCTACAACAACACGACAAAGAAAATAACAGGCGGAGTGCCATCAGAATCAATTACAGTAACATTTATATAACATGAAAAAGCTATTATACATCATTCTACTACTCCCTTTATGGGTTAATGCACAAACCAACGGAACGATTCAAAAGACTTCGGCAACGGGGACTATTCGGGGGTCGTTTGGGTCTTTGGGGATTGATACATTGGTCAATGTCAATGCACCAACCAATGGATATGTCCCTGTTTACAATTCCACGCTTAAAAAATCGGTTTGGACTAATCCGAGTACGTTTTCACCAACTCTCGGCACATCAGCAATCAGTCTTGGTGGTACGGCAAACGGATTATCCTATTCAGCAGGGAATTACCGACTTCATAAGGTAACGGAAACGACAGGGGGGGTGATGACTACTGGGGCTGATACAATTGCAGGAGCGAAGACATTTACAGGAAATTTAACATTATCGGCAAATTCACCATCATTAATAGGTTCACAAGCAACAGCAGTAGGGAACATGAGTATTGGAACCCAAAATTCAAATGCTTTAATTTTATTGACGGACAATACAAATAGATTAAACATATCTAATAATGGAACAGTATCATTGTCATCACTATCGGCTGGTGGTATTGTAAAGGCATCTGGAGTCCAGGGGGCATTAGGAATAGCCACCGCAGGAACAGACTATTTAACCCCAACAGGAAGCGGTTCAGGATTGAGTGGGGTGGTTTTGACAAGTACTAATCAAACAGGAATAGCAGGAAATAAAGAATGGACAGGTTATCACACGTTCACAAGTGGGTCTGGGATAAGTATTGGCGATGGAACAAATGTAGGGCTTTTACGATTAAATAGAGGAGGCACTGGTTCAACTGGGTATGTATTATGGCAAACAGCAGGTATTGATAAGTGGACATCAGGATTTAGAACAGGAGACGATGATTATCATATTTATAATGTCACAGGGACCGGAACAGATGCCTTTAAAATATCAAATTCAACAAATGCAATTTCAGCAGTAGGTTCAATATCATCAACTCCCCAAGGAACACTATACGGCACTGCATCAGGCAGTATCACATCTGCTCAATTAGCGACTTCATTAACCGATGAAACAGGCACAGGGTCGGCTGTTTTTTCAGCAAGTCCAACTTTCACAGGAACTGTTGCAATGGCAGCATTAACAGGAACAAGTGCTACGTTTAGTGCATCACTTCCTTTAACTATTACATCATCAAGTGGACAAACCATTAAATCAATAGCAGCAGACGCAACAGGTGACAACTATTTTTCATTCTATCGGTCAAATGGTAGTACTCTTAAAGGTTTAATTGGATTTTCAACATCATCAACAGATATATTTAGAATTACAAATGCTGAAAATGATGGTATGGAGTTTGGTACTAATAATATTACAAGGTATACCATAGACGCAAGCGGAAATAATACTTGGACAGGAATAGGAGAGTTTGGAAGTGTTATTAGAGTAGCCGGTCAGAATGTTGCTTTTCACAGTGCTGGTTTAACTTATTATTATGGTGGGACAAATGGTCAAACTTTTGTTAATAGTGCTGGAACAATCGAGTTTGGGCGTTTCACATCAGGCGGTTTTTTCAAGGCTTCAAATAATGGGACCTATGTAAGTACTTCAGGGGCATATCATGAATTAAGAAGCGATCAAGGAGATTGGATTGCTCAAATTATAAATACTCATGGAAGTAACCCTTATGGAGTTTACGTCAAACATTCTGTATCTACAAATGGAGCAGCTAATTATTTATATAGAGGTGATGATGGTGCAAACTTTAGATTTGGTGTCTCATCTAACGGAGGTATATCCAACTATTCAGCTAATAACGTAAATCTTTCAGATGAACGTGCTAAGAAAAACATTGTTAAAGCCGGTTCGTATTGGAATATAGTAAAAGCAATTGAGTTTGACAGTTATAAATACAAGGATCAAAAAGATAACAGAAAACTTTTGGGTGTAATGGCTCAACAGGTCGAAAGTATTTATCCTGAATGGGTAAGTAATTCAGGTTCTTTTGGTAAGGCCACTGACGGCACCAACTACAAATCAGTCTATGAACAGCAATTGCAGTACGGTGTCAATATCGTGGTTCAGGAAAGCATGAAACGTATTGAAGCATTGGAAGCAGAAGTAAAAATTTTAAAATCAAAGTAAACATGAAAAAATCAATCTTAACATTACTATTTATTACGAGCATTGCATTCGCACAGGAACCGAAAAAAGAACATGTAAAGCAGGACACAATATTTGTTCTATCATTTAAAGACCTTAAAGAGTATGTTTCCCTGATTGATAGAAATATTGATAGCAAGTCTTTAACCCGTGAATTGATTGCATTTATTGAGAAACGGGTTATGTTGGTTCAGAAACAACCAGCAGATAAACCAAAAATAAATAACCCATGACACAACAGGAATTTAAATCATAAACCATGAAAGCACAACAAAAAGCAGAGATTAAGGAGGTATTCGGGGAAAGAATGAGTACCAATTTACTCATTAACCTGATAGCATTATTCCCTAAGCTATTTGAAACAGTCTTACAGGTCATTAAGGTGTGGAAAGACCATAAGCGGAAGAACGAAATAAATGCTCTAAATGGTGGATGCGGAGTGAAGCCTAAAAATAAAATAACTGAAAACGGTGATTGGGAGT